TTATAGTTGTATTTATTAGTGCAGGTGCTAATATTAATGCAGCAAATAAGAATGGTGATACACCATTGCATTTGGCTTTAAAAGGCTACACTTCTGACGAAATTAATATGAATATTGTAAAAGCATTACTTGCAGCAGAAGGAATAGATGTCAATAAACCAAACAAGAATGGTGATACACCATTGCATTTTGCAACATATCATACTGATTATGAGAGCGTAAAAGCATTACTTACAGCAGGTGCAAATGTCAATGTCGCAAACAATTATAATAATGAGACTCCTTTACATTTGGTTTTTTCAAAAACTCACCCTAGTAGCGAGAATAATGATGTTACTATTTTAAAAATTATACGAGCATTACTTAATAAAGGGGCAAATGTTAATGCACGAAGTATAAATGGGCAAACACCAGTTCATTTAGCTTTGATGATGGAACACTTAACAGGAAAAATCATTGAAGGATTACTAAAGCCTGAATACAATCCAGATGTTAATATACAAGACGAAGAAGGTTTATCACCATTGTATTTTGCATGTATTAACGGCAATACTGATCTAATGCAAAAATTACTTGATCATGGGGCAAATGTTAATGCAATTAATAATGCTGGTAATGCACCAATTCATTTAGCTGCATCTAAAAGTGCAAAAATTTTAGAAACTTTACTTGCAACAGAAGGAATAGATGTTAATAAAGCAAACATATATGGTGAGACACCTTTACATATAGCTGTAATACACGACAAGTTTCAAAATGTAAAAGCATTATTATTACTTGCGAATGCAAATGTTAATGTACAAGACATATATGGTAATACACCTTTACATATCGCTTTTCATAATAAAGAAAATCTAAATAGTAATATTGTCAGAGCATTAATTAAAAAAGGTGCCGATATTAATAAACCAAATAAAAAGAATGTAACACCAAATATGTTATATAACTCCTACCCCTCAATTGAAGAATATCATTCGTTAAGTAAATATTTTGTGAAGGATAAAATTTGCGATTTAAAAACAATAGATCAATTCACATCGTGCACTTGCCCTATTTGCTTTGATGATTTTAATATTAATGTGAATAAACTAGAAGACCCGAATATAAAAAATAATAATATATCATATCATGAAAATATAAAAGGTGACGTAATTCATGCTTTTCACAAGTCATGTTTGGACAAAGCTTTTGCCAATAAAAAAGAGTGTCCATTATGTAAAGAGTCCCTAACCCGATACCCTAAAGACCCTAACCAAAATGCACATTCAGTATTAGATTGTTATTTTCCAGAAAATATAAATATATATGACAAAACAGAAGCTAAAGCTAAAGCTAAATCTGAACCTGAACCCACCCCTTTCCCAGAATTTAAAAGAAAAAATTGTGAGATTGAACCGGTTCAACGCATTTCAAATCTTTCACTTTCACCGTATAAAAGAACTAGTAATAGACGTAGTACTAAATCAGAATATGGTTCTCATATACAAAATTTCGATTTTAGTTCAGTCTCACCTTAAATCTAACCTAAATGTATATTTTATTAGTTGTATCATTCACAATATTGTTATAGGTTTGTGTTTGATTTAGTAATTCGTCAATATTCGTAATGTAGTCTCGGTTTTCGTTATTATTGAACAGGAAATTCACAATGGCTGACATGGTTACCTTGTGTTTACAAGCAATATGCGAATAAAATGTTTCGAAATCTTCGGGACAGTGACAGTCTACAAGTTTGTTGAACAGTGCCTGAATTTGCGATTTTTTGGGGTAATCGAAAAGTACGATTTTGTCAATGCGTCCAGGACGAATGAGGGCAGGATCGAGTCTGTCGGGATTATTTGCAGTCATAAACACCATTAGACCCACACTCTTTGATAAAATGCCATCTAAAATATTAATAAGAGAACTAAAAGATATATTTATGTCCTGGGGTTTCCTGTCAACGAAAAACGAGTCGATGTCTTCTATAACCAGAATCGAATTGTCTTTAATCACGTCTACCAGGTCAATGACACAATCGTCCGTAAGTGCCTTAGAGAAATTGAGTATATAAATGTCGCGTTTGTATTTAAGCCCGATTGCTTTAATTAAACTTGTTTTTCCACTTCCTGGAGTGCCTGTAAATAGAAAATTCAGTTTATGAACTCTTCCAAATTTTATATATTTGTCCTTGGACTTTATAAAATTATCGATAGTATTAATAACATTATTTTTGATGTCTTCAGGAATGAATATGTCATCAATGTGTTGTGAATAAGTGTGTTTTCGATTGTTCCAATAACCTTTTCCAGAATTGGAGTAAACATTAATTTGATTATCTTTCAACGGGTTTTCAGTAGTAAGAGCAATCGTTACAAATTCTTTTATTTTTTCGATATTTTCATGATACACCCGAAGTCTTCGTAGATACTTAGGAGGATCCCCTGTTGGTTTGCCTTCTTCCCTGAAAACGATATCAAATATTTCATCATTAAATTTAAAAGAAAACTCACCAACACCAGGGATCAAAGTTCCTTTCTGGTTTGATTCTATCAGCAATTCGAAAGATTCCAGCTTACCGCTACCACTACCACTACCGCTACCGCTACCGCTACCATTCAAAAAATTGTTCGATTGTCCAATAAACTGACAAAATTCAAACGATTGTATGTAATTTAGCTGAATAAACGGCATTTTGCAGACAAAAGTTTGTTATATCAAAGTAATCTTATCTTTAAACCTGAAAAAATAAAAATATAAATGGTAAGAATAAATTAAATGCAATTGCCAAAAAATAGAATTCATCCTTCACGTTTACCCAAAGATGCTCCAGAATGGGTGAAATTGACTGTAAAAGGCAGATGGTACCTTCGTGATGGTGTGGATTATAAAAATACGAATCATAGATATGATAAATCACACTATCTTTTTAATGAAGCATTTGAATTAGCTAAAGATACAGCTAGTAATTTTGATCTTGCAAGGATATGTCTTTGGAATGGTATATCACTTAATGAGAATACAGATCTTAATATAAAAACAAGAAATAACTTAGCAATTAAGTTGTATCTTAAAGGCGTAAAGTACCTTTCACAATTAGACTCAGACTCAAACTCAACCATAACAATACCTGTATTAGCGTCGCTTTACAATAGTATAGGTGTTGGATATCACCATTTGAGTCGTAAAGACCGTTTCGACCTTATTCCCAAAAAATCCATAAAGTATTATAAAATGTCTTATGAACTATACAAGACACATCCAGAACTGCATCGTGACATGACACGTATTATGAAAAAAGTCGAAAGCAATTCTGGATGGCAAGTAGTTCGCGGTGGAAGCGCGAGCAAATTCACACATGCAAACATTTTTAGCGGCAATCAACCGTAACCTATCAACCGTAACCGTACTCATTTACGATTACGGGAAAACGACTACGCGTCCATAATAGAGCCAAATAAATATGCCAAACATTGCTTTTGAAATAACATCGAGTGTGTTATACATTATATTTTTTGCGTGCACTTCAAGGTAAAATGCTACACCATACAGTCCCCACACCAAAGTGAAAACAGCAAATACAATAATACCGACGACAGATTCGACAGATTCGACAGATCCATACAATGTTGTGCAGTAAATTAGAGATATCATAAGTCCGAATGCAATAAATCCGACAGCACCGGTAATCTTAGGATTTGCTTGTTTTGTTTCTCCCAAGTATCCAGCAGTCAACATTACATAATCCAATGCGACAATTACTAGGTAGAATAAAAAGTGCACATTACGTTTGCTTTTGTAATTCAAAAATAGTAATAAGACTAATAACAGCATTGGTGTAGTTATCGCCCAATCCATGTATCGGTATTGCGTCACTTCTTCCAAATTTAATTTATTATTTTCAAGTTGCGTGTAGAAAATCCCATAGACAAAACCAGCTATTAAGGACACACTTGTTTCTAAATTTAGCATGTGTCTCAATCGTGGACTATCCGTTTTTAAGGATTCTATAAAGGTTATCAAAGTCAATCCAAATAATATAAGGTAGCTGAATAAAAAACTTTTTTGTGTTAATGTCTGCGTGTTCTGCATATTCTGCGTATTCTGCATATTCTGCATATTCATTATGTACGTAACGTTTCCTTTACAGATTACACACAAATTATAAAACGAACTTTTGCGTAAAATAAAAGATATATATTTGCTTTACTTAATTTAACTAACTAATTGCAGTATGTTTGCTCCAATTATTAACGTAATTCGAATGGTTCTTGGAGTTAAGAAATTTAACTCAGTAAGGGGGAAATTGATAAGTATTCACTCGCAAATTATTGGCGACTTTTGCAAGTACATTGGAGCTAATCAGAAAATACGCCAAGGACTAATAAGAGTTGCGAAAGCGAATGGTGCTAAACTTGGACTTTTACAATAAAACAACTTACTACTTGTAGGAGTATATGGTCGCGGGGATGACTATAAATACTAATGCCAAGCCTCAAACGCCTACTGTTCCAACTCCTCAAGAAGTTCGACGTGAACGTGAGCGAATCAAAAGAATGTCAGAAGATTATCGTACACTTGCAGAATATGAAATAATGCAAAAGCGTCGCATTGTGAATTCGTGGAATCCGGATGAAGAGCGAATATTAAAAATATGGGCAGAAAAGGCGAGTGGATGGGCATGGTTACACGAGAAGTCATCACGCTATTACCATAAAATAACTAATAAGATGATGTATCCAAGTATTATTCTGTCAACAGTTGCAGGAGGATTAGGGCTAAGTATATTTGGAGTTGGTGACAATTTTAAGCATGCATCGAAACTACTTGTTGTTGTTATAGGTGTTATGAATTTGAGTTCTGCATTACTTGCATCTCTTCAAAAGTTTGTTCGCAGCACCGAGAAAACAGAACTTCACAATCAAATGAATAAATTGTTTAGTAGTTATTATCGCCGAATAGTAATGGAACTTGCTCTCAAACCCTCCGATCGCCGGAATTGCCTCGAATTTTGCTTGTTGTGTCGTGATGAGTACGATAAACTTGTAACGGATTCACCAGAAGTTCCTAATGAAGTTATAAAGTTATTTAAATCTACTTTTCCAAATGCAAAACATGTCCCAGAAGTGGCAAATGGACTAGTACACTTCAATGATTATCAAATAACTAAAGAAGGACTCGAATGGGATAGAACCCATTCAACAAAAAGTGAAATAATTAAATATATGTCAACACGCGAACAGCTGTATCCAACACTCATCACCAATCACGTTTACGACGAAGAATACGTAGTCGCCGAACACGACGAGGAAGTGTAAACGTCCAATTTATAATAATTATTTAAGTTAATATGAACTTGAACAGGGCAACACCTGTTTTTGCGAAGTCAAGTCCGATTGACATTCCCAATACTAAATTTAGACGGATTCCAAGACCGCCAAAACACAAAAAAATAGTAATTGAAATTACCAGTCCTATTAGTAATTATGGAACAATGTATAGCATTATAAAAGATGCAATGCCTCACATTTCTTCCAGCGACATACAAATCCTTATTATCAAATTGAACCGCTTCAAAACCACAAGCATTCCATGTAACACCGATTGCGAAGAAGCATTACGAAAACTGATCGAAAACGGTCTGTGTGCATGGATCGAAAGTTAATTTAATTACAATAATTATAATTTATTTTTATAAGATTACATTAGAGTTTAGCGTTTATTATGTCAAGACAAACAAATAGTTCTTCAAGAAATTCACAAAATAGTCTTATTACAACATATAATGTATTTCTTGATCCCACCGATGTATATAGAAATGAAGTTCGTAATGAATACGTTCAAATTTTAGATCACAATGAACCAGAATCAATTTTGGAATCATATAAAAACCGTGGGGAATCAAGTATTCGTTCTTCTGAACGTGCAACTATACTACCAATTTGTAATCAAAAATTTGAGAAACCAGTAAATATAAACACTGGTATTAAACGGTTTTTCAATAAATTGATCCGTGTATGTAATCTTATAAAGAAACGGGATAAATTCGAACAAGAAGAACTAAAACAAATTATGGAAAAAGTTAATGCTACTTATAGCAAAAAAATAGATATTTTACCACAAAAAGAAATTAAACAACAACGTAAAGATCATGTCCATTTTGTAATGAATGAATTTTTTCTGAATAGTGATAACATTATTTATTTGAAGGAAGGGACTTTGAATAATATATCTATAACAGGAACTCTTGCAACAGATAATGGTGGTGTTAGACGTCAATTTTTTCAGCTAGCTGCGAATCAATTACGTAACATTGGAATATTTGTTAAAACTGCTGATAATACTAATACTTACAAATTTAATCCAAATTCGACAATGGATCCTGCTTCCTTGCATAAGCTATGTGAATTTGCAGGAATGTTTTTAGCATTTCTGTTAAAAAATGGTATTAAGATCAATTTTCATTTAAGTAAAAGTATATTAGCTGCTCTTCTCTTAAGAGAAGAAGAATACGATGATGACTATACTGCATTAATTTATATACTTGAATACCCTGAACAAGGTCAAGGATTGATAAATTTAATGAAACAAATTGATGAAATATCCGCAGTAGACCTCCCTGATGGGACAGATAATATTGAATCTGTAACTACAGAAAACATTCGAGAATATGTACAAACAATAGGTAAAAATAATTTATTATCTGAGAAGACAAAGGTAATGCTGACACATTTTAAAAAAGGATTTTACATACAAAAAAGTTTTTTAAGGAAACATCATGTTTCGATATCTCAACTAGATGCTTTATTAACAGGTACAATTGTATCAAAAACACAACGTAGAATTATAGCTGAAAAAGTACGTGAAAATCATCAATTACGTTTGTATTACACACGGTCACAACATTTAATTGATAAAATTAATAATGTAATTGATTGGTTTGTTGATATAATATTAAATGATAATAGATTTTTCCCGAAAGGAACAATTTCATTTTCCAAATTTATGAAAAAATTATGTTTCTTTTGGACTAGCAGTTACTACTTTAATAGCGAATTTAATTATTCTGCAATTGTATTGACCAATGTCGCAAATGGTCAATTGTTTTCGGCACACACATGTACTTGTCAAATAGATATACCAATAAACTTTGATACAAAAGAAGAAATGTTAAATATATTAATAAGATCAGTTGAATTAGCAGGCGACGACTTCGGTTTTGCGTAAAAACAACCGATTTTCGTTACAGTCCTAAAGCTTTGTTAATACATACTAAAAGTGCTACCGCGTCAGTGCTAAAGCTAACCAAACTGCTAACGCTATCATAACCCAATAAATGTAAAAGCTTATTAATATGTGGTTCAACTATTTTCATTGGAACCATATCTTTTCTATATTTATTTAGTTTGGCAGACAATTTGTTTAATTTTTGTAAGACAATTGTGTTTTTTCCAAGTCTCAAAAACGCATCGCAAATTCTCTCAAGATACTTGCTAATTTTGAGTATTTTGACGTTGAATAATGACCCATGGTTACACGGATATTCCTTAAGTAGATTTTCGTAAATGAATCCCAAATTGTCGTAAATACTTTCGTGCAAAGAATGTGCGGGCAGTGACTCTTTTTTCTCGACGATGTGAAGCACTGCGCCAACAGACCTATAAGTTTCTAATTCGAAGTATTTTAATCTCGAGAACTCTTCGGCAATGTTTGTGTTGTGCTTAGCATTTTGCAATTTGTTAATGTATCGCTGTGCCAATTTTGCATACAACTGATTTTTCTGCAAAGTGTCAAGCGAACCGTATTTTGCTTGTAATTGGGTTTGAAGCTTCAGTGCTTTCAAGTACAGTCGACGGTGAAATATGCTAAAACTTTCATATATTTCCGGAATGCTTTCTGTGTATTCTACAATACGCAGAAAACTCCACACCAATTGTTTAGGATCTTTATTGTGCTTAGGATATTTACAATTGGTTCCTTTTTCCATACAAGATTTTGTTACGTAGTGAAATATACTAGCATATATATTTACATCGAAAAGGGTATCAAGTGTTTCATTGTAATGTATGTTGTGAAAATCCAAAATATTATTCAAAACTTCTTGAATATTCGGAGAATATATGTCAATGTCGATATCTGATACCGGACTTTGGCTACCAATTATTTTGTAAATACAACTGTCATTACAATAATTCTGCAACAAACTGTTAATGTATTCAGTGCGTTGGGTATCATACATTTTAATCTGTGATTTAGTTGCAAATAAAACGATGTACTCCCATCGCAATTTTACAAACATTTTATTACAGTGACAACTCCCATTGTCACTTTCAATTACAACGTCACCCTTTTTTAAATTGCATACTTGCACCATTTTTTGTTTGCTTTTGGATACTTCAAAGTACATTAAGCTGACTTCGCTCTAAAATACAGACACACAAATTTACGTGTAATCACTTTACTTCCATTCTTTTTCTGTGGTGTCTTCTTGTTTTGCCTTTTGGGCAATCTTGAATTTGTACAAAGAGTGAATGTATCTATCAAATCGTTTGTCATCTTGTTCATTGTCAAATTTCCATCCTAATGAAAATGTTTTTATGTGTGCATGAAGAATCGTCAAGTTCTTACCAACTGCTTTGTAACTTCTCCATACATTTCGCGTGCTTGCATTGTGTGTTAAAACAACTAGCAGCTCAAAGTTGACATTGGGAAAATACTTTTTGAGTTTACTGTAAATGCTATGAATTAAGTCTTCTTGTTGGGGATCGGTATATCGGGTCATCGCAACAAATAATACAGTTTCGTTTTTAGGTAGTTGTTCAATTGCTTTGAAACGCTCAATGCATCGTTGGTAGTAATTGTAATGTTCTTCTTTGCGGGGATTGAAATGATTAAAAAATACACTATTGAATGACTTATGTCCAGCGCGACCATCGCATTTGTCAACATGATCAGTATACAACGATTTGTCCATAAAAGATGCAAAGTCGTCATTTAGAATATTCAAAACATTCCGCAAATTGTCTAAAGCAACCCAATCAAACGGCATAGAAGATTCGCGATACCCCGCATTTTTAAAAAAGAAAGCAGTATGACAGGATGTACCTAGGCTGTATGTGTGATGTATAACTTTTTTCATTAATTACAATTATATATTATTTAAACTTACATTAGTACAACGCAATAAAAACTTCTACAATAAACATAGAAATGCGAATAACTATGTCTTTTTGGAAATGGTGTCAACAGTGGACGTCAAGGATAAAAACACCTTTATGTGGTGCGACATTATGCGCTTCACCTAGCACCAGAAGTAGCCCCAATACTAGAATCCCATCAAAGTACAATATTTGATATATTAAAATCACTTCATATGGAGAATTTGAATGAGTTTGAAACAAATATATATTATCGGTTAGATTTGAATCTTAATTATGATTTAGAGTATGTACTATGGGCATATCAAAAATATATTGCAAATGAACAAGTAAAAAAAGAATATTCAACAAAAATATTAAATAAGTTATACTCAGAAAGACGAGAACTATCTTTATTGATGAAATCTGAACCTGCCAATTGATATGCAAAAATTAATTATTAATAAAGTTTTTCCAATAGAAGATGCTTTTAAACAGCTCCCACAAATTATAAGTCGACCAAAATCACGGCTAAAAAAGAATTCTACTCCTAAGCACACTAGTGCACAGCAACTAAGAAGATCAGTTTGATCCACACTTACTTGAGAATAAAAGTGTCGCAAAGTTGAATTCATCGCCAAATTCCATTTTCTGGCGGATTGCATACATTACGAATCCTATAATGATTAGTAATATTATAAGAATTGTTAACGCAAATCTTACTCGAGACAAGATGTCAATTGTATTAGTATTGGATTTTGCGTCTGCTTTTGTTAAATAGTCGATTTGAGCTTTAATGATTTGATCAATAACAAGAAGTGACAAAACTGGTAGAGAAAAATACCATTTGCTTTTAATCATCAATATGAATACTGAGTAAACGAGAAATGTTTTTAGTAACAGGTATTGAATTGGTATTTGGTTTGAAGAGTCAATAATAGTAAAGAGAAGTATAAAAGATACGATACCAATAACGTGACGAAACAACCAATTTGTTTGTATTAATCGTTGAAGATCACAGTTTACCATTGAACTGAGGAAACCAAATAGTAACCACAAATACAATGCACTTAGCGCAAATTTAATATCAAAGGATGATTTCCACATATCGGTGTTGTCTGCTGCCATTACTTACACCTAATTTTATATTTTAATTATATTTATTTTCATTTCTGCGGAATAACGCATCTCCCCAATAAAATGGAGTCATTTGTTTTTCTACAAGAGAGAAGTTGTGTTTTGCAAGTAGCGCTTGGATATCTGACAAAAGTCCACATCCTTCATACAGTTCCTGTGTATTTACTTCGAGATATAAGTACTCAAAATTGTGGAGAAGTTCTTCCATTCCGCTAAGTGCGTCATATTCGGCTCCTTGGATATCCATAACTAAAAAGTCATAGTCAGAACAGTTGATATTATTTTGTTCGAGTAATTTCGGTAATGTTATTGTTTTGCTTTTGATTGTGTAACTCTCGACAACATCTGGATGATAGACTCTGTGTAACTTTAACTGCAGATACGAACTTGATTGACCATTATTAGTTACAATGAAATCGATGTCTTTTTCCGAATTAGAAACAAGTCCTTCAATAACTTGTACACCTTGCATAGTATTTTTAATTCTATCAACAAGATTAGGATTGCCTTCAATCCATAAGATGCTATTGTCAGGAACTCCTGCAATATTATAAATTTGTCGCTCCTCACATAAATGTGCTCCAATATGTATAATGCCCCTCGGTTTGATATTGTGTTTAACAAAAACATTCGGTATCAACATCAACGAAACTAAACCAAGTTTAATTATAATTCTCTTAAATGACTTTAGGGTACACTACAACATTACATTATATATTAGTTATAGTAGAGCACATTTAGTACATGAAGCAACGCAGTAGCGACATTTCGAATTACACTAAAAACATAGATTGGTTGTATATAATTGCTTCCGTTGTCTTGTGTGATGCATTATTTATTGTCTTTTTCAGAAAACAAGGAAAGAATATAAATCGTTGGTACAGTAGTTTCGGCATTTTAAGTGTTATAGCGGACATTGTCATTATAATAATAGCGATATTCATCGCGCGATTTGTATACACCGCCTGCAAGTTGAAATGGAATCCGGTGTATTTTGTAGGGGTCTGTTTGCTAGTACAGATAATACATGACATATTCTATTACTTTGCAGTAGTGTTACCGCTACCACAAGGAACAAATGGAATGATTGACTTTATGAAAATTTACGGCAAAGAAGGTGGACTCTGGCCAATTATAGGTGATTCGATGCTGGTATGTGTGATGGTATGCTTCGCAATGCTTCTTGCAACTTTGCCAGACTACGTGTCCGTGATCACATTACTTTTCGGTATTTACGTGATCCCATATGCGTTGACCAGTACATACTAATGATAATGTCTATTACAACAAATATACAGGCTATATTAACAAACCAACACCACATTGAACCCCATGTTTTATATTTGTTGTAAGTTATATATGAAATAATTGCGGATGCCAGCAATAATCCAGCTTTTATACTACTAATTACCCTATTTCGGGTATCTAAGAATATTGGAGCACATAAGAAAAACAGATAGGTAAGTATAACTAATTTGTTTTCAGGTAACCAATCCCAGGCAAGATGACCATTTTGTGCAATATGTACACTTAAATTACCTGAATACAAACAGTATATCAAAACCGGTGTGGCAAGAATTAAATAAGATATAAGTAAAGTTTTCTGAAGACTACGCTCGGGATGAAATAACAATGTTGTTCCAATTGGTTGACACCAAATGAATAGCAATCCTATTATTGACAAGGCTTTAACAACGGATTTATTGTTCAGATATAACCAATAAAGACCTTCTATTAATTGCATAGTAGCAAATAACAAAATACCTAAAGAATCGTAGTATAGTCTCCAATATTTTGTAACGTATGCTAATGTTATAGTGAAACACGCAAACGCAAATGTAGCAAAACTAACCGGTGCCGACCAACACATCTAATTGAACTTAATTTTTAATTAAACCGGGTGTAATTTATTTAAAGAAATAAATATATATAATATTATTAGAAATGCCAGTTGTATTAGCTGCAAATCTTCCGGCTTGGTGGAAGTCATTAGATAAGCGCATCAAAGATCGGGGATCTTTACGTCTCAAAAAGGTGCGCGCTGATATTGAAGTAATTGCCAAAGACGACTTCAATTTCGCAAAGACAATCATTGAAGACATCCGCACAAATGTGGAAAAACGCGAAGACAAACCAAAAGTTGTAGAGAAACCTGAAGTAGAATGGGAAGAAGACGATTACTAAAACAAACTTGTTTTCATTTTTATGCTTTTTAATTTCTATTGTGATTATTAAGATGTCTAAAGCAAAAGCGAAAGCGACAGCGAAAGCGCCTGTGACAGCGAAAGCGCCTGTGACAGCGAAAGCGCCTGTGACAGCACCGCTGAAAGGTAAAGCAAGTGCGCTTACAAAAGTGTTAGCGTGTCTGGATACACTACATGATTTTTGTGGAGCACGTAATAAGTATGTAAATATACATATAATTAAAAAATATGCTATAGAATCTGCCGAAAGCAAAGCAGCATTTGAACAGTTAAAAAGTTATATAGATCCTAAACAAAAATTACAATTGGAACAATTGAAAGACTACAAAGCAGGACAGTATAGTTCTTTTGAACATCACATGTTAGAATTTACAAAAGATATAACAAATTTTAGCTCAACAACACAAGAAATCATTTTTGACATCAGTAGACAAAATAAGATTCAAGAGCAACACAATGCTCTTAAAAGTATACTTCAAACCGAAAAGAATAAAGCAGCGCTTATAATTGATCGCAGTCTGATTTCAGACGATGTACTGTGTGATCACGCCGAAATTATAGAAACAACTGCATCCAAATTTGATCGCGAAGGAAGTGACATTAATGCACGATGTGTTAACGTAATTGAAGGTAAAACACCTTATGGATTAGACAGAGACTCACTTATGGCATATACAAAATTGAGGTATGGAGATGACCAGTTAGAAATGACAATGGGGCATATTGGCAGTGTTGTTTTACATATAAATAGAGTAAAAAAATATAAAACAGGTGTTGCTGTTTACAGTGAAATTATAAGTGACATTATAACTAATAAAAAATCAAAACCACAGAATTTTTCAGTGGTTCAATTGTATGAAATAAATAATTTTAAAACAACACCAGAAAAGGTGTGTGCCATTTTTGACATTAAACGTTCTGGTGATTGGGGACAAATAGCATCGTTTTCTTTAGCAACATCAGACAAATACGAATCCGCATATTTTGTTTCAATCGACCGTCCAGCGGTAGCACGTGCTATATCTTTAGATAAAGTAACTCCTACAATTCTGACTGGTAAAGACGCTCGCAGTTACAAATGCATCGTTTTTGGAAAAAGTGTAAAGGTAAATTATCACACAATTGTTCACTTACGCAATTACTTCAAAAAGTTTGTAGATCAGTTTAAAGTATATCAAAGCACTCGGCAAACTTCCCAATTTACCGAAATTATGTATAGACTACTTGAACATTGTAAGAAGTCGTTAGAGACTTGTCAAGCGAAATTTGACATCGAGCGAAGCGACCAATCTTATTTTATCGAAGTGAAAAATCAAGGTGACTTACAATACATAAAAAAACGTCCAGCAATTCATACACACATTGACCTATATACAAATATATTTGCACAATTACAATACTTACTTGAATGGAGACTTTGGTCTGAAAAACCTGATATAAAACAAGATAACTGTGCAATTGTAAACCAAAAAGTTTTATCTAAATATGCAGAACTTAACATACAAAATCTAACCGAAAAAGACTTCGAAAAAATTAAGAAAGACAAACCAAAACACGAAGAATTAAGCAGCAAACTTTTTGAACTTAGATCAACGATTGACAAAGTATTAACAGAATGCAATATGAAAGATGAAACCATGTTTACTATGTTCTATCAGCAAAAAGACATTGACAATTTACGTAAGTTTTTAGAATTGTTACCAGAATTAAGTGACATTTTCATCAGGAAAAACGAAGAATTGTTGAAATCAAAACTGACAACATTTACTTCATTTGGTCACAATGTCAGAATGTCCTATGTAACAGATGGAATGGCAACAAAGCGTAAAATGTTACATTCTCAAAATCCAAATACGAAACGTACAAAAGTTGGAGGTAGTTTAACGTATACTTGTATCGAACATACTCTGATAAATATTTTAATGCAATTTGAAAGTCTAACCGAATTTTATTCCAAACCACTAGAAAGAACACGTTTAAATACGATTTTTGTAACGTACACACATGTTGCAAGTGTTACAAAACTCTATGAAATAATGGATACCCTCAAAACTGAAACTATTCACAATATAAATTTAATAGAGCGAATTAAAGGCATTGATCCTAGAATTGTAACAAAATTGCACGACTCAATTGCAGGAAAAAGAAAACGAGGTGGTAAAAGTGAAGAATTAGAACCAGGTGTTCCCCAGCAACAAGCCCCACCCGAACCTGAACGCTTGCATTCGCGCTCACGCTCGAATTCGCATTTGCGCAGACTTGCACATTATAATGTATATGATTTATTTAGTCATGCATCACAGTACGATCTTAAATTGTACATCCCGTATTTACTATTTGATTTAACACCCGTAGTACCTGAACAAGTGATGGTGTACAATCCTGAAAGTTTGTCGGATCACACTCACACCCCTAGACATGACTTCTCAGTGTTTAAATGGTACGAAGTAGATATATATGAATTCCCTTTTCAATATGCCCTTACAAAAGTCACTCCCGATCTTGTATTTTACATTGACAACTTAAAGTACGTAGAAGGACTGTACATGCAAAGCAAAGCGTAAAGCGAAGCGCTAAGCGCACAGTTAAACGCACAGCGAAGCGCTAAGCGAAGATCGAAGTTTTATATTAGGTAAACGAGGAACAGTAAAATGAAGAAACAATTATACTCTAGCGCGACGCGATTTTTATGATCCAATTATTTTTTTCAAAGGTTAGATCAAAAACCAGCTTTAGTTCTACAGAGCATAAATGTTCGATTTCGTCTTTAGAGAAAAGATGATAAGGTCGCATTAGTACAGCTGACATTCCTAATTTCCATGGTATCAAGAAATCGTGGTGATTTTCGCAAACCCAATTATCCTTTATTTTTTGTTCGTATGCCCAAACGGTTATTAATATTTCTTTGCGAGTTATCCTTAGCAATTCTTGGATGAATTGGACATGTTCGTGAGTATGTTTCAAGTGATGCATCACGGCAATTGATATAGAATAATCCACACTTTTATCTCGATAACTTAAATTCAAATTGTTACAAATGAATATTTCATTTTTCCCTTTTTGAGCCATTTGTGCTAGCTTATCGGATATATCGCTTCCAATTACAAACAAATCTGATCTGTAATTGATGTATTTTCCATTTCCACAACCGCAGTCTCCAACTACCGAGTACGCCGGCAAACTGTCTAAAAACTTTTTTACACTTTCCCAATGACATCTCCTAGTTGTGTTAAACTCTTTAGATATACTGTTGTATATACGTTGTATACTAGTATCACTCATACAACTTGTTGTTTTTAGTTAAACTTTTTTAAAGTTATACTTTTTTCAGTTTCAGTTTTTATGAAAAAATGAAACATTAGTTTCTAACCTTTCGTGTAAAGCGAAGCGAAGCGAAGTTGTATGTGTAATTGTAATAGTAATAATGTCACTAGGTCTGTTGACATTGAAGACGTAAGTAACAAGTTCGATGAATACATACATAAAAAGTTTCCAAAGCCAACTGAAGAAGACATTTCAAAATACGAACAAATGTTGCGCGACTTGATACAAGGAGTACCTTTGCTCGCATTGAAAAAACAATACAAATTTAGTTATAAAAACTCGTATCTGTATACTATTTTTCTGAAACACCGTGATACCTTTACCAAAGAAGAACACGCTATTATCAAAAACGCTCTTAAAATTAATCCAGGAAAGAGTAATTCGGGTATTATTTCTGTTACTGTTTTTACAAGTCCATATCCAGAATATACAGATTCTATAACTGGAAACGTCGTAAAACAGTCCTTTAGTTGCGAATTCAATTGTCACTATTGCCCAAATGAACCAGGACAACCTCGCAGTTACCTAAAAGGCGAACCAGGTGTTTTAAGAGCCAATCGTGAATCATTTGATTGTGTGAAACAGATGTATATACGTCTTGAAGCATTATTTCTTACAGGACACGATATAGACAAACTGGAAATCTTGGTATTAGGTGGTACTTGGAGCAGTTATCCAAAGGAATATCGTGAAACGTTTGTAAGAGACATTTACTATGCAGCTAATACTTTTGAAGAACACATCTCCAATGTTTTACAATGTAACGTTCCAACTACCGTTCCAATTAGAGAACGACTTACGATGACCGAAGAGAAAATTCTCAATAGGACAGCAAAAACCAGAATCATTGGATTGACACTTGAAACACGTCCAGATCAAATCAACAAAGAAGAACTAATACTATTTCGACATTACGGATGCACAAGAGTACAACTCGGTGTTCAGCACATAGACAATGACATACTAACAAAAATTAATAGAAAATGTCCACATGAAATTACGGTACGCGCGATTCAATTGCTAAAGGATTGTTGTTTCAAAGTGGACATACACTTGATGCCTAATTTACCCGGCAGCTCTTTAGAAAAGGATGATCAAATGTTTAGAAAGTTTTTAGGAGTGCAAAAGAAAACGTATGTAACTTTGGATCATCAAGCCTACGTTTTAGACCATCCTGAATTACAAGTGGATCAATGGAAAATTTATCCAACAACTATAACACCTTACACACAAATAAAAGAGTGGTTTGATGAAGGTTCCTATGTTCCTTACAGTAATGAAGACTTGTATAACTTAATTTACCGTGTGAAAATTCAAATGTTCAAGTGTATTCGTATAAACCGTTGTATTCGCGACATTCCATCCGATTACGTCTACGATTCTGAATATCATTCAAATATGCGTCAACACATAGAACACGAAATTACCAAAAGCGGATTAAGATGTAATTGTATCAGGTGTCGTGAAGTAAAAGATGGAAAATACGATTCTTCAAATTCGAAGACGTTTATTATGGAATATAATGCATCTGGTGGTACAGAATTCTTTATTTCAACCGAGTCTTTGGACAATTCAACTCTGTACGGTTTCCTAAGATTACGTCTAAAACACGAAACAGTATTGAACCCCAATCAAACGGTTTTTCAAGAACTATTCGGATGCGCATTAATACGCGAGCTACATGTTTACGGTAAACTCCAAGTTCACAACGGCGGTGTACAACGTAGTGTACAAAGTACCCAACATTCTGGTATAGGTAAGCAATTACTCAAAACAGCCGAATCTATTGCTACAAACCATGGATTTGCAAAAATTGCAGTGATTTCAGGAGAAGGTGTAAGAGAATACTATGAAAAACAAGGATACTCCGATTCAGGAAATTTTCTAGTTAAAAAATTGAAATAAATATACTATATTTTTGTTACAGCAAAGCGCGCGAAGCGTCAGTAAAGCGAAAAGCAAAGAGAAGCGTCAGCGAAAGCGAAGCATGGTGACGGCAGAGTGTCCGATTTGCATTTCAAAGTTAGATAAACCGTGTAAGTGTCCTTATTGCGAATTTAATGTCTGTGTGAAATGTCAAAAGACTTATGAAAAGCCTGAGTGTATGGATTGTAAACGAGTATTTCCCAGGTCATTTTGTATTGCGACATTAGGCAAGGTTTATTACAATTCTGTTTACAAACCGTATATATTAGATGCTAATGTACAGCTACAAAAACAATTACTCAAAAGCTCGCAACCTTTTGCAGACTATGAACTTAAACGTAGAGAGATGATTGAAAAACGCCGTTTCAGACAATACATTGAAATGCCGCCCATTCCGGAATTGCAGGATATATCGACATCTAGTTTTCCGTGTCCAAATAACAATTGTAGAGGATTTGTATTTGGAACGAAATGCGGCATTTGTAAAAAAGAAGTGTGTGTGTTGTGTCGCGAAATGAAGAAAGACCCCAGTCACGAATGTGACCCAGATATTGCTAAAAGCATTGCACAATTAATAAGTGACTCTCGACCTTGTCCGCGTTGTCAAACGCTGATTCATCGTATTGAAGGTTGCGATCATATGCATTGCACATTTTGCGGGGTTCATTTTCATTACGTAACCCTTAGGATACTAAGCATGAGTACAAATGAACATTATCGAAATACGCAGATTATTGGAATAACCAGACCGATTAACACAGGCAATGAAAACGACATGTGCGAATTTGATCTTGACGATGGTATTCCACAAACCGTATTTCAAACAGTTGTTTCAGATAAACGTCTTGAGAAATTACTGTATGACGATCGAAATTGCATTAAGTTCATTAAAAATAGTAAGTTCGATGAAAGACATATACTAAACACTTGTGCAAAAAAACTGAACGACGTCCGTGTAAAGTTCTTGCTAGGCGAAATAACGGATTCTCGTTTTACTTCAACAATTAGATCCTGTTATGAAACGCGAGACAAAAACATTGACATTTCTGTGTTATTCTTAATATTCTTGAATGGATTAAAGTCTCTACAATTTCGGTTGTATCGTAAAGAAGTAACCGAAACAGCCGCATTAGATGAGTGCAAAGAATTATTTACAGTTATGAATACCGAGTTCCAAAATATATACAAGGAATATGGGCAAAAATCAAAAATTCAGATTCGCCAGGAAATCTTCAACTTTGAGGAACCAGTTATCAAAATGTAACCGGTTTTTTACAAATTAGCCAGAATAAATCCCAACTAAATAAGACATAAGAAAACCCAAGAAGAAAGTTGTCTTGATATTTTTGACCTTTATAAGCAATAATTGGGGCGAAAACGAATACAGCCGCGACTCTACCAATTTGATCTGATGCTTTTGCTTTAACGACTACAAAGACACTGCCCAATTTTATTAAAATTGAACACACCGCGTACTATTTCTTTTTTGTTAAACATACCTATATATAGAAAATAATTTTATTTCTTAAATCAAAAAAATGATTTTTTTATGAAAAACAAAAACACACTTCACGCGCTTCGCTTTGCGCTGTCGCTTTGCGCTTCGCTGTCGCTACGCTATGAAGATTCAATTGTATGATTATCAAAAAACGCATTTGAATGAAATCAAAGGCATATTAGAAAATCATCCGTATGCTTTTGATTTTTCGATGCTTGGAACCGGCAAAACATTTACGTCTGCAAAACTATCGGAAGCACTGGGTCTCGATAATATCATTGTAATTGCCCCAGTTTCGGTAAAGACGAAATGGCTGCAAGTGAAAGAAATGTATGATATCCCGCTCAAAGAATGTATCAGTTTCTGTGAATTGCGTTCAGTGAAATGTAAGCAACCCAAACACGGTCTTTTACACAGGCACGATTATCAGACAACTCACACGGTTTATCTAGACAACAATGTAGTTTCTGTACCAATCGATAAAGTGTCGTTTAAACCGACTGCCAAATTCAAGAAATACGTAGAAGATGGTTGTTTGTTGATTATTGACGAAATACAGAATATCAAAAACAAAAGTTCGCAGTTTTTAGCATGTTCAGCACTAATTCAATGCATTGTTAAAACAGAAGGCACAAAGAGTAAAGTACTACTTGTATCGGGTAGCCCCATTGACAAGAAAGAGCAAGTTGCACATTTACTACGAGCAATCGGTGCTTTGACGCACGATTCTCTTTGCGAGTACAATATTGGAACACGCATGTACGATTATTCTGGATATTTTGACGTTGAGCAATTCTGTTTGAAATTTGGCAATTTACCGCTAAATTTAGGTAGACATCAAAATATATATGATTGTAATCGGAACGTTTACAGAATGTTTCAGGAAGTTATTAAACCAGCATTAAGTCGCGCAATGGATCCAGTCGCTAGTTCGGTGTCACTAAATAAATACAATGGATACTTTACAGTTCAAGATCCAAAGGACAGAATGCTGTTAGCAACCGCTTGTGATGCTTTGTCTCGCGCTTGTCAATTCAACCAAGATACAAACCAGGTGCGGTTGACAAACGCAGTACTTTCTGCTATTTCATTGTTTCTAATGCAAATAGAGACCGCTAAGATCAAAACCCTTGCAAGAATAGCACGAGAAAAACTGGTGGCAATACCAAATTGCAAAGTTGTAATTTGCGTCAATTATTCCTCGTCTATTAAAGATCTTGTAAAAGCGCTAGCGGATTTTAGCCCACTTGTGCTAAATGGTTCAACAACTGTAAAAGCACGCACAAAAGTTATATCACAGTTCCAGGAACACAATGCAAATCATCGGATTTTAATTGCCAATTTAACGGTGTGTTCAACTGGTATTGACCTCGATGATAAACATGGTGAATATCCACGCGTCGTATTTGTGAGTCCAATGTACAATACAATTACATTATATCAATTGTGCCACCGATTTCAGCGAATGGACACAAAATCATCCAGCGATATTTACATGGTTTATGCAAAAAATATGATCGAAAAACGAATCATAACTGCTCTTTCGTTGAAAAGTCAAGTAATGAAAGAAACTACAGAAAAACAAGCAAATGCAGGCATCCAATTCCCAGGAGATTACCCAGACTTTATTGAACCAACACAAAGTACCTAATGCCGTCCCGGCTGCGGCGCTGTTGCTGTCGCTGTGTCGCTTTCGCTGTCGCTGTGTCGCTGTCGCTGTGTCGCTTTCGCTGTGTCGCTGTCGCTGAAACGTTTATTTACTACAAATTATTAACTTAACTAGTGTAGATGCTTCCGAATATTGAAATAATAAAAACAACAGACGACACCTTGTTTGCATTGTACACCGTAAACGACTTGATATCTAGTCACGTTCGTGCACATGGAAGTTATCAATCAAATTTAGTTAACACGTCTTTGGAACTTATGAAACATTTTGGTGTTGAGTCTAAAAACGTTATTGATGTTGGGGCAAATATTGGTACATTTACTATTCCAGTTGCAAAGGAAATCAAAGGCACTGTATATGCATTTGAAGCCCAACGCCACGTTTTTATGCAATTAAACACCAATTGTTTTATTAATCGTCTTGACAATGTTTATCCGATACATGGGTTAGTAGGTCACAAAAATGGCGGTTACCAAATGATACCAATTGTTGACCTATCAAAATCACAAAATACAGGTGCTTTCAGTATTAATCAGGAAAACATCGATTTTCAACGATCTCGGAATTTCTATTTACCAGAGACAATTGAAAATGCAACAGACGCTGTTCAAAATATAAGCATAGACAGCGTTGTTGGTATTAAATGTGTCGGACTTGTGAAAATCGATGTTGAAGGCGAGGAATTCAATGTATTACACGGAATGATTGGGATATTAATGAAAGACAAGCCAATTATTATTTTCGAATGTTTACATGACAACGCCAAAAATAATATTATTATATTTTTGCAGAGTCTAGGTTACAAGATCTTCAATATAAAAGACGACTACGATAACTACCTAGCAATCCACAGCAATGCAGTCGAAGCAAACCCGTTTGTATTTTTAGACTAAAAATTGAAATGTAAACCCCAAAAACTTATACTACTGCTTGTTCAATATAATATGACAACTACATTTCACTCCCCGCCCCCAAATCCCAAAGACAAACTGTGGATATTTATTGCAGCGGCTGCGTATTATCTGCTTTTTATAAAAAAGGTGCGTTAAACCACTTCAAACAGACTAGGTTCCATTTCATAGTCGTGCACATAATAAGCGCAATTCAAACATGGAAATCTGTAAAACTGGCAGTTTAAGCAGTCCAAATTATAGAAAGTCTTGGAACTGTTGAGATAATCAAGATGTGTGTAGCCTTTTTGGTATGCTCCCTTGTCTTTAGCACACAATTCCTTCAATCGTCGATTTCCACAGTGTTGCCTTTGCCGCCAATTTACAAATGGTTTGCAGTTTTGTTTCTTAATAGTGTCGAGTACATCTTGGAATACAAGCTTCCATATAAACGTTTGTACATCGCAATCCAAGACGCTGATCGCTGTCGCTACCGTTCCCGTTGCAGTTGCCATTATCAAAAATAAAGTTTTAACAATTTCATTTTTACAAATGACTCTGTTTATTTTTTACATTTTTTCCTGCATTTTGTGTTTTAGCTTTTTTGCTTTTGGGCGAAGACTCCGACTTCCTTGACACTTCGACATATATTACATTTTTCATATACTCTAATATTTGTCGAACCAATGTATTAGATATTCTGTATAATTTAGCATCGATTATAAAATGCTCGGGTGCATTAAATATTTCTAAATATTTTTTCCTGTAATAATCAATCCAATCTGCTTTCGTTGTTGCGTGTTTTCTAGAACTACCTTTTTCAATTTGAACTATACCAGTTATTGCACTTTCTTCCAATTGTATAAGTAACTGTTGCAATTTTGTAATTAATTCTTTTTTTGCAATAACGTTTATATTACTATTTACAATTGACTCACCTTCTCTCAAGACGGCTAAAAGAAAGTCAATATAAACTTTGCGATGTGCTGTAATTTGTGTATCTACTGCTGTAACATTGGTCTTACCAAACAGAAAACGTTTTACTGGTTTGTCGTCTTGATTTATTAGATAGTTTTGAAGAATTTCATGGTAAGTTGTCATACTTAAACAATTTAAAAGAATAAAAAGTAAGGCAAGACAGCATGGTTCGTATTGAGCGTGATTATCGGTTAGGGAATATAATTGACGAATGGTATGCGCAATTGTTTGTCAGCGATCGGAAAACTTGTGGACTACGAAATATGTTAAGTGGTAATACTGAAACATTTGGAAATTACTTAGGAAATAACAGACCGCAAACGCCTGATACCTCGGTAATTTCAATAGATTTACATTCTATGAAAGATTGGTGGTGGTGTTACTTTTATTCGAATTTCAAAGCGGTGTATCCTCATTTTACAAAAGAGTTCAGAAGAGTTATTCAAAATTACTTAAGTAACGCGAGTGAGTTTCACGACGGTACAGTTGAATCTGAACCAAAGAAACTAGTTATACATCTTCGCGTAGGCGATTTTTTGAATCATCCTGAAATCTTGAATTACTCGAAGCTTGTAGATGCCATTGATCTATTACCAGAGAAACCGGAGTCCGTTGAGATATTAAGCAGTGGTGCGCATTTTCGCGCAAATAATGATATATACCAAAAGTCCTGCGAAATGTTACAAGACCTATGTAAAAAAGTAAAAGAAAAGTTACCAAATGCAGATGTTACTTTAACAACAAATATTAGCAATGCAGACTACGATTTTTTCAAAATGGTGAAAGCCCCTTATTTGATAACGGGCGCCGGCAGCTTCGCAATATTCGCGGCAGCCGCAAATACTGGGTATCGTCTGACACCTGCCCTAAAAAACCTGAATTTTCCACACCTAGGCACAATACCCCAAGAATGCATTTATGAAAACTGGCACACTTACGAATGTTAGTTAAATTTGAATGTCAAAATAAGTAATCTTTATAAAGTGTAAGTAAGTATGAGTGAAACTAAAGTACCACCACTAGCACCACCACCACTAGAACCACCAGCGCCTATGCTTACACCCACGTATACAGAATATGGTGAAAGGTTTTTCAGTCAATCACTAAAAGATTTTAGAGATTATGATATTTCTTTTAGGTATATCCAAAGTTGTCATTCACAGGATGTATGGAAGAGCAATAAAGATAAAGGTGTATATATAAGAACTTGCTCTAGAAAACAAGTATTTAATTTTGTTGAAAAACAAAAATTTATAAAAGAAGATGAATATGAACTATCTGACTCAGAAACAAATTTCATGATAACATATTGCGCAAGCTATCCGCGAAGATATCCATTTTTACCCTTATTATATTATTATGTTACAAAAAATGAAGATAACGCACAAGTTATATGTTTAGGATTTCCTAGATATAAATCTTCTTTGGGAGGACATATGAGAGATATAATATACCAGACAGAAGATTTACAGAGAAAGAAAAATGTACCAAAAACAATTGATGTTAATTTTGTTCATAAAGCTATCTTAAATGCAATGAATACATTACATAAAGAAGGATATATTCACGGAGACATTAAACCGGATAATATATTATTAAATACTGATTCTAATGGAAACATAAGTGATATTGTATTATGTGACTTTGAAACTGTTAGATTAAAAGCAAGTTTTAATATGAAAGCTTATACAATTCAAAATATTGGTAGCCCTATATATATGCTTCCCTTTATTCCCCGTGATACAACATTTATTGACAAATGGTCTTGGTTATTGTCATTGTTTTACATTATTAAAAGAAAAAACTTATATGAAGAAATTTTGCTTAAATATTCAACATATTCTACTTCTCAATTTGCAATCAAAAGTAATATTTTGCTGAATGTATTTGAGAAGTATATTACAGATATTATTGCTGAAATAAGATCACTACTTGATCAGGAATTGAGATTAGATGAAGAATTAAAAACTTTTATAAATAAAACAGTTAGTATGTTAGAGATTGAATATGGCAATTTTTTAAAAAATCAAAATGAACCCTCTTCTCATAGAGAACCTTTAAGAAGACAAGGTGGTAAAAAGAATATTAAGTATATTCACGTCACAGTTTCTAAGAAAAATAAGAAGTCTTCTTGAAATGTTATAACTATATTTTATTATAACTATATTTAATTATATTTCTTACTACAAAGATTCTAAACGATATATTAATTGGGTTTTATGAAGATATTAGATCAATGCATGACTCTACTCAAAAATTACATGTTAATTTAAAGGATTATATTTATAATACAATAGAACAAGTGTTCTATGAAATAAAATTATTACAATTACAAGATGGTGGTGGATTTCGTAGAAAATTAAAGATTAACAAGCAAAAAGCCAAATATATTCATGTTACATTATACAACCCTAAGAAAAATAAAAAATAAATCAATTGTAGTATGAACGGTAAGATAACTTTGTTGATTGCGGGATCTGTACTATTATTTTCAATAGTTTTAGGTATTGTGTTTAATAAGTATTTAGAGAAATTTGCCACAACAAAAAGTACTAGCAATATTACACTTAATAAAGACAGTATACAATTTGGGGAAAAATGGGCAATCAAAATGGAAGGAGATTACCTAGTAATACGCAACATTGCAGCCAAGGAAGATAAACGATACGCCTTTACCCCCAATTCATTCAAAACCTTCCCTTAAAGCGTAGCGAAAGCGAAGCGCTCTTCAGCGTCTATAAACTTGCATAAAGTCTTCCAAGAGGTGTTAGGTCTGGTAATGCTGTTGGAAGGTGTTCAAAAGATGCAAATAAAGCGGATTGTCCCATGTAGTCGGGGTTCGCTGAGCTTTCGATATCGTAATTAGTGCTAACTCCTCCAGCGGGGAATGTATTCCCTGGGGGGATGAGTAAATTGCGTTCTTTCCACGAGAATCGTTCGACAAATGGCATACTGTTCATTCCTCTAACGGTATTTACCATAAATTGTGAAGTTGCGTTTGAATTTATATTTGTATCTGTGGGATAAGACCAGTCAAATCCAACAGTATGTACACTCCCTTGAGTAATTCCTGTAAAAGACAATAGTGGTGTAGAGCGAGAATAAGGAGCTACTGCAGTGCAACAAGTTGCCGCCCAATCTGCACATGAATATTCTGTAACCCAGATATTCAGGTGATACTTGCTATTTATACCAGTAAGGTAGTTCAAAAATCGTGTTGCATCTGGTTGTCCGTACCAATGAACCGCAATGAAATCCGGGAAGCGTACCTTTGCTTTAGAGGGATCTTGGTTGTTTAAGTAAAGTTGATACAAGAAATTATCTAACCAAATTCCTGTTATATTGCCACCTGCTGGATCCCACGTACCTGGTGTAAGTGTAACGTTATTTTGTGTTGCAGGGTCATTACTAATATTTATAGTAACATTACCAGACACTGGAACCGCCGGCACATTATTCGCACATGCATTGGGTCTCAAAAGATCCCCAAACATCACAGGACTTCCTAAGCGGCGATTTGTTGCTGAAAGTAGTCCCCAAAACTCGACTGCTTGTCCAACTGTCATATTGGCTTGTGCGGACACATTCACACCATCTGGTTCATTGTATCCTAGTAAAGCACCAGAATCAGCTGAACTTGCAACAGTTGCAAGAGTCCTTGTTAAAGTAATACAATTACTTAATGAACAAGCAGGTAAACTTTTGTTTACATTCCAAAACATAGGAGTAAATTGAATATTAGAAGGCGCCGGTGTAAGCTGAAGAGCCCCCCATGTATAATACCAACCAACATTCAGCGCATTTATTTTTTGTGTGCCAGTTGGATCTCTTTCCGACACAACAAACCCTTTTTTAGCCGAAGGCGTCACAGCTGGCGGCGTTACATTCGAAGTCGAAGGCGTCACATTAGAAGTAGCTGGCGTGACAGCCGGAGTTGTATTAGAAGTAGATGGCGTAACATTAGAAGTAGCTGGAGTTACATTAGAAGCCGAAGGCGTGACAGCTGGAGTTACATTAGAAGCCGAAGGCGTGACAGCTGGCGTTGTATTAGAAGCCGAAGGCGTGACAGCAGGAGTTACATTAGAAGTAGCTGGCGTAACATTCGAAGTAGCTGGAGTTACATTCGAAGTTGTAGGAGTTACATTCGAAGTTGTAGGAGTTGTATTGGAAGTTGAAGGAGTTACATTTGAAGTTGAAGGCGTCACGTTAGAAGCCGAAGGCGTAACAGTTGGTATTACACCTGCTGAAGGTGAGGGTGAGTAAGAGTAAGAGTAATTGGGAAAAGCTGAAGCCGAGTCAGCAGACGTAGACGCAGACGCAGAATCATTTGAAGTCGCAGACGCAGAATTGTTTGAAGATACTGCGTAATAAATTCCAGTAATTACTACAGCAGCAATTATAGATATGACTAGCATAAAAACAAACATTTAATCTAAATCCTGAGTAGAAAAGTATTTGTCTTCGGATTTAAGGAAAATATTATTCCAAATGTGTAGGATGCTAAAAGATTTCTATGTCATAGCAGTTCTCTTTAATCCAATGCGTTACAAACGTCGTGTGCAATTATTTAATGAATTTATTGAGCGCATGAAAAACTACAATGTCAATTTGATAACTGTGGAAACCGCTTTTGGCGATCGTCCGTATGAAATCAATGCCGATATCAAGTTGCGTACTAATTCTGTTTTGTGGTTGAAGGAAAATATGATAAACATTGCAATTTCTCGTCTTCCTAGTGATTGGAAATATGTTGCGTGGATTGATGCAGACATAGATTTTGTTCGCGGTGATTGGGCAGAGGAAACCGTACACATGTTACAACACCATCCAATTGTCCAGATGTTTCAAAACGCCATAGATTTAGGACCCACAGGTGAGATCCTAAATACATTTACTAGCTTTGGCTACAGTTATTCACAGGGAAAGTCAATGCCACATAGCAAACAGTCTAAAACTGTGCACGGTGTACCGAAAAATAATTACACTGAGCCACGGAAAGGCAAGTGGTTCGAATGGCACACTGGCTATGCGTGGGCAGCGCGACGCGATGCAATAGACGGTATTGGTGGCTTAATTGATTGGGCAGTTGTTGGATCTGCCGATAATCACATGGCTTGCGCCTGGATTGGCGAAGTACACAAGAGCACATCTCTGAACGCATCTGACCATTACAATAAGTTACTCAAAGAATACGAAGAACGTTCAATACGTGTGCTACACAAAAACATAGGATATGTAAAAGGCACAATATATCATTATTGGCACGGAAAAAAGAAAGACCGCGGCTACGTTGACCGCTGGTCTATAATAATTGACAACAAATTTGATCCTACGCAACATGTCCACAAAGATTCACAGAATTTGTACACATTGTATCCAGGTCACGACAAACTCCGCAACGACATCGTAAAATACTTCAGCAGCCGCAATGAAGACTCCGTCGACCTCGCTTAAATTTGATCAGCCTCTTCGGGTGGTTGCTCAGTAGTAGTTATAGGTTTAAAATTTTCGCCAATTTCAATGTTCTGTTCATTGAAACGTTTACGAGTGTAATAATCAATATGAATAGGTTGACTAAATTCCTTATCTTTTGCTCTCGTACCATCAAAATCTTTAATATATAATTCTCCATCACCGTCTACATAAACAGGTTTACCAAACTTATCGTAATAATACCAATAAAAAGCAAGGTTTCCAAACTTATGTGGTATAGAATATCCCTTTTTATTGTCATAATTGTTATAAACAGCGTAGTGACCATTTTTTGTACGCATTTGTATTCCCCCCCTTCATAATACCTTTATTTATATATATTTCTTCAGTATCTTCCATACATATAAATTTAAATTTAAGATAAAGTAAGAAACATCCAACAAGTATTGGTGTTAAGATTACTGCAAGTATTATTCCAATTATTCTTGTCTTTTTATCAGAACGAGAAGTTGAATTAGAACTAGTACTTGTAGTTGTAATTATATTGCTACCTCCTATACTATTACTTTTACTATTAGTGTAACCGCGACTATCTTTATTACCAAAATTTTCTTTTTTATAGAATTTCCACCAAATTAGCCACAAAATTATTCCTAAAACTAAAAGCATCAAATAAAAGTAATATATAATCAGTAAATAATCGGTAAAATTCATTGTTTCTAAAGTAAAGTAATAAAGTAAAAAGCAATAAAGTAAGCTGCACTACAGCTTTGCGCTACAGCTTTGCACTACAGCTTTGCGCTACAGCTTTGCGCTACAGCTTTGCGCTACAGCTTTGCGCTACAGCTTTGCGCTACGCTTTGCGCTACGCTTTGCGCTACGCTTTGCGTGAAGCTTTGCGCTA